TTTGGTGCATAGTACTTTTATTTTTTTACCAATAAAAATTGCATGGGATCCACGTCCGCAAAACTTGATTTGTCAAGTTGCGACACGCCTTTAAGATGTGTTTAAGAACACACCCCAGAACCCCCCCCAGGATTTGTATTTCTGACATTTTTTTGCTAAAATTATACTATAAGCAATTAACCCCCACAACGAAAGGCAAGACCCAAATGACACTTCACGGATACACTTACCAAATTGGTGATTTATTCACAACCAGCAAGACAGGCGTTACAGGTCGTATCGCAGGTTTTACACCAATGTCTAATAAGGTTACCAGAGTTAGTCTGATTTTGGCAAATGGCGCACAACGCCTTGCTATGGTCAAGACCTCTAAGTAATCTCACAATGTGAGAAATGTCAGGTTTAGATTTGACATTTTTATCCGCAAAATGTTATACTTAGGTATAACCAAATAACAACCCCTAAACAGAAAAGAGAAAAAAATGGCAGTAGCAACAGCAACATACAAGGTCGGCGACACTTTCACAACACAGAAGTCAAAGGTCAGCGGAGTAATTACAGAAATTACACCACAGGCTAATGGAAATGTTCGTGTAAAGTTAGATGTAAATGGCGCAACCCGTTATACAACTTGGACGGCAAAGTAAGTTTAGCAATAACGCTAAAAACTATCCTGAGCAAGATACAAAAAGGCTCACACACCCCCAACTAATACCCCACAAAAGAAAAGAGAAAACAAATGGCTAGAGGAAAAGCAATCTCAGTAAAAATCCCTACTCAGCGAGTAATCGCAGGACTAGAGGCATCACTAGCAAAACTAGAGATGGACTACGCAACACAAGGAGAAAACGAACGCAAGCACACAGTTGCTTATGAGGCTTGGAAAAAGCAAATTGGTGAGTGGGCTATTGCCAACTTCTCAAAGGCTGAAAACCTACGCACTAACTATCGTTCTTGGAACAACAACCTCAATGTTGATTTTGACATTGTAGTAAAAGAGGGAGAGTTCCCTACTGAACCTGAAAAGGATTTTGAGGTTATTCACACTCATACCTATAAGGAAATGAAAGAGGAAATCACAAACGCAATTCGCATCTTAAAGATGACAGATGAGGAAGTTGTAAATACTTCCACATACAATGCGGTTGCTCGTTATCTCTAATTAGATAATTGGGTGGGGTGTAAAAGCCCCACTCATTATCCCCTGCGTTCCACGCTATTTATAGCAAGCGTCCCCTGGGGATCTGATAGGGGTGGGTTCCAGACTAACGGCCGTGCCTACCCCTATCACCCAATTTGTCAGACCCCTATAGTATAATTAAAAGAAACAAACAGAAAGAAGGAAGCCCCCAATGGGACTAGATATGTATCTTAGTGCTAAAAAGCATTTAGAAAAAATTAACTGGAAAGCACTACAGTCAAATGATGAACTATCTTATGACTCACCCGAAGCCGTATACCCTAAGTTCAATGACTTAATGGAAATAACTCAACTAACAGATGTCGCTACAGATATCTATGGAGCAAGCGTAGAAGTTACTTGTGCTTATTGGCGCAAGGCTAATCAGATACACGCTTGGTTCGTAAAGAATATTCAGAACGGTATTGATGACTGTGGTAGTTACTATGTTTCACAAGATAAACTAATAGAGTTGCTTGCTTTATGTAAACACGCATTAGAAACAAAAGACCCTAGCCTGTTCCCACCACAAGAAGGATTTTTCTTTGGGAGCACAGATATTGATGAATGGTATTGGAAGGACCTTACTAATACTATTAATCAATTAGAGCGTATATTTGCGCTACCAGAAATTGATCGACTTTCATTTTCTTATTGCTCATCTTGGTAGTTGACAATTGTCAGTGCCTTACAGTATAATTAATATAAACCAACAAACAGAAAGAGGCCCCCAATGGACCAGCAAGATATATCAACACTAGCAAGCACAGTCAATGCAACAGAAGAGTTTCTTCGTGATTCTTTAGCCAAGGCAACATTGCGTGTAACTCAATTAGAGGAGCACATTCAAAAAGTAACTCAGCGCTCATATGCAGACTCTGCAGAACGCAACCGTATGGTTGAATCAATGCAAGAGTGGACCCTTAGTGAATTAGAGAGTGAAGATATCTCTGAGTCTCAAGCAGAATCAATTGCAGAAATTATGGGCTTTGAATTAACAAAAGAATTCGAAGTTGAAGTTACAGTTATGTATTCTGTTACTGTTAATGCTCGCACTGAAGAGGATGCACAGAATGCAATTCACGATATTGATTTCGATACCGTCGATTATAACTCAGACAACATTTCTTATCTATCATCCTCAATTGATAGAATAGATATTTAGTAGGGGGCTACTAATAAAAACCTGAGCAAGTTTTAAAACTGCTCTCTTTTTTATAAAATTTTGCACGTGGGGTTTATCCACAGGTTATCCACATGGCGAAGATCACATTGTGAATTACGACACAGTTACGAAATGCCCCATTTGTCCCCTGATTACTTATACGATTTGACTTTTGTCGGTGGGTGGGTGTATGATTAGATTATCAACAACAGAAAGAAGGAAATCGTGGCTCACGACTTAGAAACGCAAAATGGCAAAACCTCATTCGCATCATTCAGAGAACCTGCTTGGCACGGATTGGGAACAGTCTTTACAGAAGAAAAAACAACGGCAGAAATGCTACAAGCAGCAAATCTAAATGGGTGGAATGTTCGCCTAGAAGATTTGGAAACCCCTACACATCTCACAAGCGATAAGGCATATCAGTATGTCCTACGCACTAACCCAACAGATAACTCTCAGACAGATGTTCTTGGAATTGTTGGTGAGCGTTATCACCCACTACAAAATGAAGATTTGTTTTCATTCGGTGATAATATCCTAGACGGCGGTGGTCGTTGGGAAACCGCTGGTTCAATCAAGGGTGGTCGTGTCGTGTTCGGTGCTTTAGCACTAGAGCGTGAAACAATTCTTGACCCTAATGGTGTATCAGATAAGGTAAAAACTTATTTGCTCATCAACACATCACACGATGGTTCAATCGCTATTCAAGCAAGCATCACGCCAGTTCGTGTCGTATGCGCTAACACTCTTAACCTTGCGCTTGGTGGCGTAGGTCGTAAGAAGAATAAGGGCATCAAGCAATCTTTCAAGATTCGCCACACTCAGACCGCTAACGGCAAAGTTCAGATTGCTCGTGAAACTCTTGGTCTTGCTAATGCTTATATGGACGAATTTGATATTATGGCTAAGGCTATGATTGAAAAAGAAGTTAGCGCCATTGACTTTAACAAAATCATTCTTGCTGCTTACCCAAAGCCTGAAAAAGATGCTAAGGGTTCAAGCAAGAAATGGGAAAACAAGGTAGATATGATTAACGATATTTACACTGGTGAATTTAATGGTATGATTGCTGGTAATGCTTGGGGTGCGTTCAATGCGCTAACTGAGCGACTTGACTGGTATCGTTCTGCTCGTGGTGGCAATAACGAATCCATTCTCGCATCAGCATCAGGATTTGACCCTGCTATCAACGCAGAAAAAAATCGTTTGCTAAAAGTAGTTCAGAATGTTATGTCTTTAGCATAACAAAAAAATTCCTGAGCAAGAATTAAAACTGCTCACCATTAGGTCCGTTAGAATAGTTGGTTAGTTCGCTACCCTGTCACGGTAGAGGTCACGGGTTCAAGTCCCGTACGGATCGCAAGTAAATAAATATGCACTGCAATGCATAAAAATTGCACGTGCCCCAAACCAGACAAATCGGACATAAAAATGTCAAATTAAAAAATCTTTACGAAGACTATAAAAGATCCCCCAAAATGTCAAACCAAAAAATCTTTACGATAGAGTTGACATTTTCCCTAGATTATGCGATAATTAATATATGACCAAACAAGTGGCAATATATGAAATGAACTACTCCGTCTCACCTGGTGGTATTGACTGCTGGGAAGCAACCATTCAAGGTTATGGGGAGAGCACTACCGCCTCTGACTTTAAGACTGCTGGAGAGGCCCTTAATTGGGTGCTTGACAGATACCCTGCCGAAATGCTAGAATTAGTAGTAACCTCACACCAAGCCTACGAAAAGGAATATGTATGACCCTAGAAACAGAAACAATGGAAGACCCAACAATGTATGCAGATTACTATTCTTGTGATCTTGCTATCTCTATTACAAATATCAAGGCTAAGAATAGACACCACGCAGAAGCCGTTATGCAAACCTTCATAGACGAGATTGCCAAGGTAATGTCTGATGAACTTAGTTGGGACGATGCCCAATGGGATATAGAAGAAAATGTATTCCTACCTGAACTAGGGGAGTGGCACACAAAATGAACACCATAGACGAACTAATCAATGAGATTTATGAGGACAATTTCTCTCACCTAGAGTTTGATGAAAATATGGGGGGAGAGGATTGTGACTGTCACATCCACATCACTCTTAATACTATGGCTAAGTATGCTGGGATAGAGGTAGGATAATGCCACTAGTGGGATATGAAGAAGTAGATGCACTAGATATGATCTTGGGTGTTCAATCACTTATGATTAATGTTAATCCTGATCAAGATCCTTGGCTACACAATACCCTGTGGAAAACCAAAGACTTCCTTGAAGGACTAATGGCAGAAGGATATTTCTAATTTGTCAGTGGTCTCCGCTATAATTAATATATAACCCAAACAAAGGACCCAAATGAAAATCAAGATATCGAAAGAGCATAAAGAAGAACTGCAAGACCAAGCAGACCAAATCGTATACTTTGAGGCCTCTATGTCTAATGAGGATGATGCAGTCAAAGGAACATACCTAAGACTTGTAGAGATTTACAAGGTTGCATACGAGGCTGGAGCAAATAGCAAATGAAAGTTAAAATAGCCATTGAACAGATTGTAGATATTGATGAAGCAATGTCTAATGATATAGGGTTTGAACTCTATGGTCCACCTGATATGAGCACTGAGGATAAGGTTGATTATCTTATTGCTCGTTTTGTTGAGGACATTGATACCCTTGTTAAGTATGATGAAGTAATCCACCAAGTATCAGTAGAATATATAGAGGACTAATGAACATTCAATCCCGTGAAATTACATACCGCACCATTGTTGAGCAAATCTTCTTTGAAGACGGCACAGAGTTAGTAGTAACAACTGGCTGGCCTGAAGGTGGCGGTGGAGACTTTGATGTTAAATTAGATTGGGTAGAAGGCGAAGCGCCTGAATGGGCAAAGGAGTATGTTCACAATGTGGAGTAAGTATACATTTGTTTGCGATCCTGATGAGTGTGATGCTCTTGTTGAATTTACCGCTAGGGATGACTTTGGCTTCCCCCTGGGGGTAGTGGAAATGAAATGCCCTTGTGGTAGGATGCTAAACTATATTAGTTATGAAGAAGCCTATGCTCCGATCATTACAGATGTGAGCAAGGTCACACCCCGTGAAGTTGTAAAAATCAACTCAAACCCGTATACTTTATAGTATGGACCTAAATACATTCAAAGAATATATACGCCTGCATGAGATTAGCCTTTTGCAGGATGCAGACAAACTACAAAACCTAATGGACACATTTGAGGGTGACTATGACTCTGATGAGTATCGTGACCTAGAGATTGATGACATGCATAATACAGGTGAACTTATTGCTACCCGCCATTTCTTGTCAGTGCTAGAGGGTAGAATATAACTATGGAAACCACACAACTAGACCCACGACTACAACTAGCAGTTAATATGGGAGTATCAGGAACTGATATCCTACACGGAGAACTTAAGAACCTAATGCTTGAGGCTGAGACTGAATACCTTGAGATTGAAAAGGAAGAGCGTGAGGGTGGCTACTCTGACGCAATGCTTTCTATGGACCGCACACGAGCAGAAGGAAGGCTTGACGCTTATGTGGAAGTATATAATCTAACATATGCTTTAGCCTTTGCTATTGCAGATAGGATAAAGAGCCGTGGATAACTTTATTGAAATGGACTTTGATGACTGGTGTGACACATACAAGCCAATCAAAAATCATATAGATACTAACGCCTCCTTTAATGGTGAGATGTTTGAAACCTATGGCGATGAGGTTGCCTTTGTTAAAGAGCAGCCAGAGGACCGTATCTGGATGTATGGTGATGGCGACGATGGTGGCTCATATATCTGGAGCGGCTGGGGATTTGTAAATAGACTAGGATACTTCATTACTGAAGTTCCTTGCCCACCCAACACAACAATTCAAATCAGAGTTAGTTATAACTGGTTCTACTGTGAGAACTGTGGAGCAGAGTTTGAGGACCCTGATAATACTGTTAGAGATGCCTTTGATGAGGCAGACTTGCCAAAATGCCCTCAGTGTGCTACACTTGAAGAAATGACCCTAGTAGGATTGGAAACAAAATGACACAAATAGTAATAGATGAACTAAGATTAGTAGGCTCCTTCGCTGTGGACAGCGGTCAAGCAATGGTGGGAGACCCTTGCTACCTTGACGGCTGGAATACTAACGAAGGCGAGGAATGGGACCTAGAAGGCAAGATGTATGAATACTCTTATCAGGGTGCCAGTGCTACAACGCTTGCCAATAATGCTGGAGAACTAGGCATTGGTAAAGCAATTGTATTTAATACGGGCTATGGTGACGGATACTACCCTGTGTATATTCAGTTAAATGATGATGGCCGTGTATCTAAGGTTGTCATTGACTTTGAGGGCGACCTAGATGAGGAGCAAGACTAATGGGAGCACGGATTAACTATGTATTTCAAGACAGTGAGAAGGGCCCTAGGGTAGTTCTCTATAGTCATTGGGGCGAGACCGAATGGCAGCGGGACCTAGCAATGGCGCTGCAGCATTCAAAGCCTAGATGGTTTGATTCAGCATATGGAACACGGATGATCATAAGTTATCTTATTAATGGTTCAGTATTGGATGAGCACGGATTTGGTATATATGCAATTGACAATGATGGCCTGGACCTAGGTGAGAAAACGGTCCTAGTCGACTTTGTTACTAAGACTGTTACTGATAATGTCTCTGTGCCCTTTGATAAATTTGTTGAGGCCTATCGGCCAACCCGCAGTGGTGTTGCAGATTTAGTTGAGCAAATCTAGGTATTGGGTCACCTAGATTAATCGGGTGGAAGGGGCAGGCGTGGGGCTTGCTCTTTCCCCCACTTTTTGATACAATGGATACAAGGGAGAACTATGCGTATAAGCAGACGAATTACAGATGAGGAAAAGATTGCCAATAAAATGGGCAACATTATTGCTGACCTCAGAGTTGATTTGGAATTGGTCGGGGAATACTTAGCAAAATCTCAGCCCTATGTAGTGTATAATCGATTACAGGTAATAGCAGAGTCAGCCAAAGAAACTAAGGAAGGAACAAATTATGCCAACAACGGATTTTGATAGCAAGGCTTTAATCCTTGGACAACTATGGGTTAATTTTAAAAAGGATGACGAGTGGTCAGATTTTATGGAGTATAACGATTTAGGTTTGCCACTTGCTTTTGGTTTTGCTGAAGGAATAATTAATCACACACCAACACTAGAACAATACATCAACGAAACTTGGGATTTGTTTATTGAAGGTTTGGGAATTCAAGACGAAGGCTACGCACGACTTGAAGATATTTTTGTTGACGAATAATCAGTGACCCGAAAGGGCACGTGCCATACTTTTATCAAATTGTCAAACCACCAAACCTTATTACGATCCAAACCTTTATATCCCCAAACCAGGACATTACGAACCTTCAAATCTTTCCCCCTGCTGAACTTATACCATAGTTTGTAAGGTTTGTCAAACCCTTTTATATGGTGTTATAATAAATATATGAGCCCTAAACATCACTTTGCAGAATATGCCAAAAGAGATCCTAAACAATATCAGGCTTTCTCAGATAACATGTGGAACTCATTTGTTACTGTTACACATGCTATAGGTTTGAATAGATTCTTTACATTTACCCCCGAATTTTTGCAGGCCCGTGAAATTGAGCAGGCCACAGGCCGCTTCGCCGAAGGCGAAATCCCAGGGGATCAAGAGCAAACCATACAAGAACAAACCCCTATAGAATAACAAACCATTATCTCCTGGTTTCTTTAAATAACATAAAGGTTTGTTAAAAAAACATTACGATTATCGACAATTTCTCCCTGGTTTTGGGAGATTTTTTTATGGGGTTTTAAGGTTTGAAAGGACTTGACAAACCATTATATCTGTGATATCATCCGCAGCGGGATAGGAAGGTTTGAGGTTTGACAATATGAAGGTTTTGTGATAAGGCCCCTCTCTCCAAAAAAAGATTACGAACGCATCGTTAAAAGCGCTCCCTACTCCACTATCCTCCACAATGCTCCACTTCTAGAGTGTCTAATAATATTATCAGTAAGATTAATCTGTGGATAACTTGTGGATAACTCTGTTGAAAACCATGATATACTAAACATATGACAACAGACCCAACAACAGAACACGAACTCAGTGACATTAAATGCACTCAATGTTACTACCTATTGGCTATCGATCCAGATAAGCCTGATGCTCCATACTACTGTCCAACCTGTGGATAACTCTGATATACTTTATGTATGAAACCTTTCCTAATCATCATGCTTGGCCTATTCATATTTCTTAACTATATGGCCTACCTACAACAGATAAGGATGACTGGATAATGTTAGATGTCTTATGCTTTGACTGTGGGGGTATGTTCCAAGTACCTTATGGAACCTCAAACCCTACATCCAAGTGTCCAAAATGCCAGGGTAAATAAAGATTACGATACATCCTTTATAGCCCTATTGACCATACGGATCAAACCTTTTCGAGTTATCTTCGACGCATCAAATGTCTCCGTATAACCCCCTTGTGGCATATCCGCCTTATCCAGGAAATGTCCATACTTGGAAGTAAGGGTTTGTACTACTAGGGATTCTATTGCTCTTGCTTTATCCCGTTCGGAAAATGCCCAATACTTAATCAATATCCAACCCTTGGTCCTATGGCTTGCAAACCTTCTACCTGAGACATCAGATATCCCTATTTTGACAGCCTTATACACAGGGCTATAGAGTATATATAGTAGGGTCATTAGTCTATTATACTTTATCCCCCGCAGAATATGCTAGAATGGTTTTATGGATTATTCGATAGTTACCCTGCCTAGAGTTGGCTCAAACTATCTTCAAGACAGGATACTACAACATACTGGTTTGTTTGTGGAAAGGTTTCATACTCTTCAAAATAACAAAATGATAACGATAGCCAGAGATCCAGTAGAGTTTCTGGCATCTGAGGTTTCTATGAGATACTTTTACGATACCTCAAGTACTACTTTAGACAAGTTAGTTAATAATAATTTAAGGAGTCTTTGGCTAAACGATTACTCTAAGTACTTTACTGGCACAGATGATATGACTATGATTGATCAATTTGATATTATAATAGATTACGATAGACTAATAAATTTCCCCGTTGAAACGATCAAGGCCATAGCCATTAAGATGGATGTTGAGATCATCACTGAGGGCTATGAGTCTGGTCGACTTAAGGACTACGCTGAACATGGCCATATGATATCTAGCAAGAAGGTTAGAGAGTATGAGATGATTAGAAAATATATAGAAGATACAGACCTATCCAAACTATATGACATTTATAATGCCATGCTAGATAAATCCATACATTGACAAACCAGCCAAACCAGGCTATAATTAAGATATGATCAATATGGAGATACCTGACCCATTTACAGCATTTCGTATAGAAAAATATAATCGCACAAAAGGATTACGATATGACTTCTTTTCTGGCGAATGGGACATGGAGTGTGCTGCATGCGGTGAACCTCTCAGTGCCCCGAACAAAAAAACTATGACCAAGATTCGTCTATACCATACAAGAAATGAGTGCCTAGGTGGATACTGAAGAAACCTTCGATCAAGAGTTTACTGTTGAAGACATTACGAACGCCATTGTAGAACAGGCTAAGGCTGAGGTTAAGGCTAGGTATGGTAATAAGAAAAGACATCGCCAATGAGAAAGTGTTATGCCAAAAAGAATAATGGCAAAACCTGCTTTGCAAATACAACTGGCTCAAATCATTTTTGCCACATTCACGATCCTAATGGAAAGTTCAGACAACAACTAAAGCGTAAGGGTATGGGCAAGGATTATGTTGTTAGGTGTGACCATACTTGGTATATGAGAGAGCATGGGATTACCTGTACAAGATGTCTAATGATTTGGGAGAGTGATGAGGATAATAGTCTGTCCAATTTGTAAGAAGGAATGGGATCTTAGATGGGGTATCTTTGGGCATGATTCCCTTGCTCGGCATATGAAGGCTACTCACCAATAGTGCCCGTATAGGGCATATAGAGGTTTATAACTTCTATTTTGCGCCGAACTTTAAAGATTTTTTCGTAGTGTATAATGGTTATATGGCATACATAGTTAACAATCAAGCAGTGGGAAACCACCCAGGAGAAATCGAAAGAACCCCAGCGTATCTTGAATTTTTTCAAAAAATCGGCAATTCTGCAGACAACATAAAAGTTATACCAAATTTTCTTTCTTCTGAAGAGATTGACTATCTTCTTAGCCATATTCAAGAAACTAGAAGAATTAGTTTTGTTTCTCAAAAAGACGACAAAGATAATCCTGTTGCATGGATTCACAACTATCAGGGCGTTATAGATAAATATAACATATTCGGTAGAGTTTTAGATGAAGTTAAAAAAGCATATAACCATGAAAATATAAAGAAGAAAGATCTTGACTATCTTAACATTGCAAGATGGGACAAGGGTACCAAACTAGCCCTACATGTTGACGATCTCGGATGGGTAACGGACAACCACCTACCTACACTTATATATCTTAATGATGACTATGAGGGTGGGGAACTAAGTTTTGCAACACACGATGTTACTATTAAGCCTAAGATTGGTGACCTCATTATGTTCCCTGGAAATATGTACTATGCCCATGAAGTAAAAGAAGTCCTGTCTGGTGTAAGATATACCGTGCCAATTTGGTTTACAATCCCATAGTGTATAATTGAATAATGACAAATAACTCAGAACCAAATCAAAAGAAAAGAAAACTTTTAGATGGCTCTGAGGTAAATGATTACGATCATCCAATCGATTTGATCTTGCACACAAAAGCACCTGGCAAATGGAAACTGATAGACCTTGAAACTGGTCAGGAGTATCTTGGATCAGATATATCACATGAAACATTTGGAGAACTTTTAAGAAGCAAAGTAGCAAAGGCCAAGATAGGGTCTTGGTTTAAAACAAAAGGAAGAGTAATAAAAAATGGATAATATAAATAAGCCCATAACATTTCACTGGATGTGGAGAAGGCACTGGCAGATAAATGACAGTATTGAAAACCTAGATCTTAATGGAATCCTTAAGATGGCCACAGAACTAGATGATGCTAATGTAAAATCTGTTTTGCTTCCTTACGGTCCAGGAGGCATAGACTTTTCCTTAGTTATACAAGAAGCGCTACAAAAAACAAACCAACTAATTATGACAATTGCTTTGCCAGCATACGGAACAAGCCCTGACTATGCTGCTAAAATTTGTGAAACATTAAACCGATTTGCTCCTGGAAGAATTGGTGTAAACCTTGTTGCTGGAAGATGGGGAGATGAAGGAAATGGTCCTGCAGAAAGAATAGTTCTAGAACACTATATGCACGATCCATCACTAATAGATACTCTTGAAAAAAGAGTTGCTATCTCTGCAGTCTGGATGGATAAGGTTATGGATTTGATGAAAACGCACCAACATAAGACACATATGGCTGTTGTTGGTTCTTCAGACACTACTATTGAAATAGCAAACAAGCATTGTGAGTATATTTATGTAGATGATAACTTACTATTTAGAGATCAATTTAAAAAGATTGATCTTAGTAGAGTAAAGCCAATAGTTATTATCGATCCTCTAATTATAAATCATCCCGACGAAGAGCAAAATGTTAGATACGATAAAAATGCACCAGTAAGAAAGCAGCATCACCATGTTAAAGGACCTATGGTTGATGTTGTTAGACAAATAAGACAGTTGTCTGAACAATTTGGAATATATGATTTTATGATACATACCGATCAAGAAGACATTAGCAAGTTGCTAGAATTAGTAAAAGATTTTAATAACATAGTTATCCCAGAACAAAAGAAGGTGGTAATATCTGAACTTACTATAGAAAACTTTACTAAGATTGGAAACAATCCTAATAATGTAAAAATCTTTAGTAACTATCTAAGTAAAGAAGAGTGCAACAACATTATAGAACTAATCAAGGGTACAGAGACAAGCAATAATCGTCCTCTACAGCCTGATAGCGCTGGAAAGCCTACCTTGTCTTTACTTTATTACGACTCACTAGACTATTCAGAAAGATATATACCTCAAATAAAATCTTTGGTGGAAGAAGAGTATGGTGTTAAACTAAAGCCAAGAAACTCTCGTTTTGCTGAATGGGTGCATAATAATAGTCCAGTAATTCCAATAGACGACTTAGGACATAAAGATTCAAACCATTTAGCAGGATGGGTATATCTTAATGACGATTACGATGGTGGAGAGTTGTCTTTTATTCATCAAGGTGTATCATTTAAGCCCAAGGCTGGCGATTTAGTTCTATTCCCTGGAAATATTCACTACTGGTATCATGTTGCTCCTGCAAATGGATCAAGATATATTATGCCACTGTGGTTTGATTTTGTTTAATGGTATAATTATTATATGAAGAAGTCTAAATGTTTTTTTTGTGATAAAGACGCAACGCATTTTGATATTGTCGTTAATCATTCCGACTATATTGTTGCTGATGTGTGCCTTGGTCACCTATCTATGGGCTTAGTGTCGTGAAATACAAACCGCATTTAAGCACATACCCAAGAAGCGGATCCCACTATTTTGATAGACTTTTTGAAAAAGAGTCAGGATTCCGTATTGAAAAAACTCATACAATTAATTGGGCATTTGATAAGGATCACAATAAGCAAAGGGTAATAATTACCATAGCAAGAGATCCTAGAGACAGCATTGCCTCATATATTGCAGCGGAACATCGTGGTGTTTATGAGGTTACATGGCAAAGAGTTAATCAAATTGTATCAGAATACATACTTCTTTATAGTTTTTTATATGAGCATGCAGACTATGTTATAGACTTTAATGATCTTGTTAAATACCCAGACACTACAATTAAAAAGTTAATAGAACTATTAGATATTAAGGAAGATGAGCATCATCTTTTTGATGGAGATTACGGACAGCCAGATCCCTTTTTTGTTGAGTCAAGCAAAGATTTGCCAGACTACAATAAAGATTTGTCAGATGATCTAAATATTGGTTTGTGCTATTATTATTACAACAAACTTTTAGAAAAAAAGATAATAATATAAAGATTTGACTAAACTATTACTTTAGGGTATACTGTATATATGGAACAATGGATTAACGACTATGCCCACTGGGTGCTTGCTATTATCGGCGTGTCTGGAATTTATTTTGTTGGAAGAAAAACAATTTGGGGCTGGTTTGTTTTATTATTTAATGAAACATTATGGACTGTTTATGGTCTAGTAACTAAGCAGTATGGATTTATTGTTAGTGCAGTAGCGTATGGACTTGTATATATAAAGTCATACATACACTGGAGAAGAGAAGAATGACTTTTCTGACAAGAGACATTTTAAGTTTTTATAAGTTTGATCAAAAAAGTGATAAAGAAAAAGACTATCTAATAAAAAACTTCACCAACACCAGCGAGTTTGGCTACTTTAAACCATATGCTAAAGATACTTTCTTTAAAGAGTGGAACCAAAAAGATCCTTTTGTTGGAACAGTTGATGAGCACAATACATACGAGATTAATCGTTTTGGTTGTCGTGGAGAAATTGATGACAATTCAGATGTTATTGCATCTGGTTGCTCTATAACTTTTGGAGTTGGAGTTCCAGAACCTGCTAGATGGACAAACTTTTTAGGTAATAGGATTAATAAAAGCATTGTTAATTTGGGCAGTCCTGGAGCATCTGTAGAAAGTATTTGTAATAATATTATTCAGTATTCCCTAAATAACAAAATGCCAAAAGAAATCTTTTGTTTGTTTCCAGACTTTTTTAGAAGTGTAGTTGTTATTGATAAGGAATTTTACAAATCAAAAAATGATAAAAACTTTCCTGATTGGGATCATTTAGAATTGACCTACTGCAATCCAAAAATTGATGAGTATAAAAGTTCTTTATTGATGGAAGTAAAAGATAAAAAATATGTAGAAGACGCAACTTCCCCACACCAACTAATTTTAAATTCTATAAACTCTATTTACATACTAGAATCATTCTGCTTGACAAGTGGCATAAAACTATATTGGACAACCTGGGACATAAATACTAACTTGCTTATGGAAGAACTTTTAAATATTAAAGATTTTAAATTAAAAAACTTCACATCATTCTTTCCTGCCAAATCAATTAAGCCTTGCAATACTTTTGTGCAAGATATTTGTAAGTCAGATCACAACTCTGAGTTTAAGGATAATTTCTGTTGGTCAGTTGGATCTGATTACTCAATCATTGATAGCAAAAAGACAACTGGCTATGCTCATCCAGGAATTCATTTTCAACATCATGTTGCAGATCTATTTTATAATTTGACACATAGAACACCGACTGATATAATTAAGATATGAATGTTGATCAATGTGAAGTATGTAGCCTAAGCAAAGAATCCGATTGGTTCTGGAATGCCCATCAAACAATGAGTGATGGAAAGATTTGGTGTGTCAATGCCAAAAGATCCTAAGATAATGACCATGGACTGGCGTAGTCTTGGCTATTGGCCTGTATGGAAAGATGGAAAGAAAGTCTGGGTACCTAAAGATGATAAATCATTCAACGAAGACACAAAGAACTAAGATACTGCCATTACGATGGATAGGCAATATGTGTGGAGAGTTTGCTGGTAACCATATTGTTAAGTGTGTGAATATGGACGAAGACGAAGAGTATGGGTGGAGATATAAGTACCATGCTTTTATGTGGAAATATCTTAATAAACCCTACGAATGGTGGGGAACATACTATATGATTGATATGGATGCGTGGAAGAAAAGTTTAGAAAAAATGAAGATTGACATGTCTGATTCAGGCTGGGATGACCTTGATGAGTTTGGTAAAGCCTACTGGGATAAAGATTAGGCTATTGCGCCTGATCCTGTCACAGATCCAGATCCAGTTACTGACTTGACACCATACGGTGCCCAGTTATCGTTACTTCCTCCACCCACTGCAGGTGGATATCCTGGATTACCAGGGTTGCTAATTCGAATGAAGTACGCTCCGTCAATACCGTATGGATCTCCATCAGTAATAACTGTGTCTCCAATGGCATAAAGTGCTCCATTGTTATATAGTCCTTGATAGTTTGGTGGTGTTGTCATAAGATTATTATATCACTTGTTTTGACATACCCTGCCAAGTAGGGTATAATTGAAGTATGAGTATAGATGAAATGACATTACGAGAAGAGATAGCAAGGGAAATAGAATCGTTGCCAATTGACTCTTCAGTTACAAATGCTTTAGGTATGCGTATTGCTGCTGCAAAAATTGCAAGAGGAGAGGATAACTATATGACTAAAATTTTTGAAACACAGGTGGACTTTGAATGATTAGCATTTTCTTTTTAATTCCAGCATTCCTAGTGGGCTATGCCGTATGCTACTTTGTTATGACATATCATGTTGATCAGAACTAGTCCTGTAACCCCAGGAGTCATCTTTGATGTAGATGGCACCTTAGCCAATGTAGATCCATACCTTCACCTTGTTCGTGGTCCTAATAGGGATTACGATGCCTTTCATGAGGCTTCTATCGATGCCCTGCCAAACTTTGAAGTAGTTCAAATGCTTAATGAGGCATTCTTTGATCAAAGACACATTATAATTGTCACATCAAGAAAAGAAAATTGGCGTGGACTAACCTCTCGCTGGCTTGCTAAAAACGACATCGGCCATCACGCACTGTACATGCGTAAAGATGATGACAATAGGCCAGACTATGAAGTAAAAAAAGATATCTTAACTCAGATTAAGAAACATTGGAATATTCTTCATGCCGTAGATGACAATCCAAATGTTATTAGGCTTTGGGAAGAGCACGGAATCCCTACCACAAAGATTGGGACTTGGGATGGAAACAAATCTTGACACACATACCTCAGTATGGTATGATTAGTTTATGAGCAAACGAATTAAGAAAGTATATAAGTGTGTTGAGTGTGAAACCATGATTACTATTGTAACCAAGGTTCACGAACTCCCAGAGTCCATAATTTGTCCTTGTGACAAAGTAGCAGAAAGCCAGTGATCTAATGAAAAAATCAAACAATAAAGTTTCTCAGCATAAGATTAAAAGAGCAAACAAAAATAAAAAAAGAGTTCAGGCCAAGCCACACTTATCTAAATTTGAAAGACAACAGGCTGCTCTGAGATCAGAAATTATTGGTCAGTCTATGTTCCAAGCATCTCAAAATATTTAGGAGATATATAATTGGTAGATCAAGATGAATTAAATAACATATCAAAAGAACTAAAGCGTTACATTATTAATCAACATATGAAAACATATTACTATTCGACTTTCGGAATCCTATGTTTTTTGCTTGGTACATTTTTTGGCTTACTAATTAAATAAGGTCTAGCACCAGTAGCCAAGTTGGTTAAGGCCCCGAACTCATAATTCGGTTATCGTAGGTTCAAGTCCTACCTGGTGTACTCTGTCTTCATCGTCTAGTGGCCTAGGACTCTGCCCTTTCACGGCAGCAACACGGATTCGAATTCCGTTGGAGATACAATACCTCTGTAGTTCAGTGGACAGAACGATGGACTTCTAAGCCATGCGTCGCAAGTTCGATTCTTGCCAGGGGTACAAATCATTTGTGGTGTATAATTACTGCATGGAAACAATAACATGCAAGGATCTATGGAAAGAATTGATGGTGGGAGAGCCAGACAGTCAGAATGTTGTGGCATGCAAAGAAAGACTATCTACATATTCTAAAGATGATTGGTCTGTAATGGCTAAAGAAGCAACTGATCTAACAATAATGCTTGGTGAGTTAGTTAAATACAATGTTCCAGTAGAAAGTAAACTTGCAGAAAATGGTTTTGATGCTTTAATAAAACATTTTTATGATTGGTTTTTTACTATAGATAAAAATAATGCTGAAAAACTTGCTTTTATATGCTCTACTCACCCAAGATACATAATGTTTTTCGATGGATACTATCCTGGATTGTCAAAGTATATAGGAAAAATTGGTTTCCGTTATTCATACAAACTTACAAAATAAATTTATTTTTTAGGATGCTTTGGTTCGTAGGGTTCAATCTTAGATTTAATACGACCATCTTTGTATAGTCTAACAATCCATCCATCTTTAATCTGAATAGGATTAAACGCTGTTGCTTTTTTCTTTGGCATTATATAATTATATCATACCGTTAAGCCTGTTGTGTGTCCTGATCCTGTGGCAGTTAGCACAAACCACCTCACACTTTTCAATCTCTTTCTTGATAGCCTTCCATGAAAAACCATCATGGATCATTCTAGATATATTATATTTCTTGTCTCTTATATGATCAAAGTCTAGAATTATATGGTTACCAACACCACAGTCTACACAGCCAGAATCTTCCTTTATTTTGGCAAGCATCCTCTTAAACTCTTGCTTGTTATAATGGTCTAACTCTTTGTCAGTCATTGCTTATATTATACCGTGAAATATTAAGCCCCACACAGGCAATTCACCTGACTTGCGCCACGGTCTCTATCCAATGGGTAACTAATCCATCACTAAGGTCCTGTGTGGGGACATTTATATTGTACTACTTAATTGCGATTGTTTTTGGTAGTTTGTCTTCTGGGATCTGCTTCTCAAGTTTGATATCTAAGATACCATCCTTAAACTCAGCCCCAACCACCTCAACAAACTCAGGAAGGGTAAAGATATCAGTAAACTTACGAGCAGCAATGCCCTTATGTAGATACTCTGCACCCTCTGGTAACTCAGCATCCTGCTTTTCGCCCTTGATTGTAAGTTTGCGATTGTCTAGCGATACTGAGACATCATCCTTAGAAAATCCAGCCAAAGCAAATGAAAGAATATACTCTGTATCATTTAGTTTGATTTGGTTATAAGGTGGATAGTTTGTTGTTGTTGTTACCTTCTGTAGATTTGAGAAGGTATTGAAAAATGGATCATTAAAAAGATCCAATGCTGTTTTTACCATTTTATTCCCCTTTCAAGCGAATAAGTTAATTTACCCCCCATTTGGGCAGGTATTAATATTATAGCATAAGAAATGAGCAGTTTATAGACGACTGCTCAGGTCTATTAGCCACGAAGATTCAACTCCTGCTAACTTTCCCATCAAGGGAACATCCGTTGTAAAACCTTTTAAAGTCTCATAGCGGAATAGTATCTATTATACTACTTCTTTTTTACTGCTGTTTTCTTTGCTGGTGCCTTCTTAACTACCTTAGCAGTCTTTAGTGCTACCTCAACCTCTTTAACATCTGGCATCTTGCCAAATGCCAAGTCATTAGGGTTGGCTGCTCTCAATACTACGGGGACAAGTGCTCCAAGTAGTGAGTATGCTAGTGTCTGTGGATCTGTCACTCCAGAGGCATACATTGCTGTTGCTGCTCCAAGAACTGATCTTCCATATGACGCTAGTGCTCTTTTAATTTGTTCATTCATAATTTTCCTCCTAGGATATTATTTTTGTTAGTGCTGTGAATCCAATCCATAGACCAATAATTCCTGCGACTCCCGCAAAAACTGGTGGTGCTGGGACTGGTAATTTGAATGCGGCAAATACTACGCCACATCCAAAACCTGTTAGTGTTGACAAGATAACATCTTTCATCGATAACCTTTTTCTGATAATTCTTTATAATGATTTAAACAAACATCAACAATCGATGTCTCTGTTCCGTATATTTTTTCTGCTTCAAGTTCACACTCAGATACATTGCATGAATAGAACGCATCAAATGCACGATCCTCATATGGCTTGAATTTTATCATCTGACCAGTCCACTTTCGGGTCTTACACGGCTAGATCCTTCAATTGTAAACCATAGAGTAGAGGAGTATCTTTCTTTTACAGTATTTTCAAGAACTTCGTGCCAGTAGTTTTCATTGCTGGGAAATGTAATAAGACTATTAGACTTTGGCTTAATCTTAAGATTATGATCTGTAAAGTTTATTTCTCCTCCTTCATAGTCATCGTTAATATAGTATATTGCTGCAAAATCCCCCGTAGTATCTGCATGCTCATTCATCTTGTAGCCTTTTTCAAACTTAATCAGGTGTACTTCTTTTCTTTCAAAAACATTAAGACTTACATTGTAGGTTTCTCTGCATTTTTTATCGGCAATCCTAAAAACTTTTTCTAATATACTGATGATTTGTTCTGGCAGTCCATCTTTAAAAAATTTAACACCCCAAGGCTGAGTAACCCAAGAATCAAGATTGGTTGTATAATAAAGAAGTTGTCTATGCTCTTCTATAGATAAAACATTTTCTGTAATTTGTATATTGTCTACAGAATTTCCTAATTCAGATATTGTCATTTTTATTTATACCATTCTGCATTTTTGTTAAAAGTAGAACCAGTAAACTGAAACCACATAGATGTGCTATATCGGTCTCCACTTCGAATCGTAAGGACTTCATGTAAGTAATTTTCATTGCCAGGAAAGAAAACAACACTGTTAGGCTTTGGATGAATCTTTACATTGTAATCTGGAAAGTTTATCTCTCCGCCAACATAGTCGTCATTAATATAGTATATCGATGCAATGTGATTTGATTCTACTGAATCTGTATCTATATGTGGATATAAAACAAGACCCCGTGGAAACTTAATTAAAACAAGGTTGTCCCTTTTAAAATCATTAATCTTTACATCATAAAAATCTGTGGCAGTATTTTGAACAAATACAAATATTTTTTCTAACATATTTAAAATGTCTTGTGGCATCTGGTCTGGACCAACAGTCTCGGCATCCCATGGCTCGTGAACCCATTCTTTACGGGCCTTTACATACTCAAGTAAAACTGTGTGCTCTTCTTCAGACAAGATATTTTCTATATATCGAATGTTTTCTGAAGAACTTCCTATTTTTTCAACATTTTTTAAATAGACTTCATCTTTGTTTGATGGATCATTAATCATGTATCTATTTTACCATAGTCTTCTGGTAGCAGTTTCTTTAGTTCTTCATATGCTCCAGTGATTTTTTTCATAGAGTAGTAGTTGGGAGCCATAGATCCGACATCCCCATACTCTTTAAAATAACTAATCTCTGGCTCAATATCACTAATAAACTTATTTAAAGATGCTTGCACTTCGTCTATATAGGTGTATGCCCAGTCACGAGAATCTGAAATAAATTTTAAAAAGTCTTCATTAGACTGTTCTTGCTCTGTTTTTGTTTCTTGTTTTTGTGCTTCCTGGATCATCATAAAATCTAGCATATTGGCAACTATCTGTATAGTCTTTTTTCTTTGAATGTAAAAAAGAAAACCTAATACCGTAGATGTGACTGATAAAATAACTAACAATATCGGCTGGATCATAGTTCTTTGCCACCCTCTCTAACTAGAAGAACAATTGCTCCGTTATCCTCTAGTGCCTTCTTTACACGAATCATATATTCAATAGCCTGCTTTTTTAACTCCACAGTCTCTAAAGACATAAAGTCTTTTTCTTTTGCTTTTACTGTTATAAAGTCATCATTATCTATAATCTGTAAAGAAAAATTATTAGGAGCATGAAGTGATCTAAATGCTCTTCTCATTGCGTCTGTGTACATATTACTCCATTGTTAATGATTGCCATGTCATTCCCCAGTCATTTTTACTCTTGTGGCTAGAGAATTCTTTTGATATCTCTCCATTTTCTAAGTATACCCCGCCCCAAACACCCCACTCTTTACCTGAAATTCCAACAGAAAAACATTCTTTTCTTACTGGGCAGGAAAAGCATAAAGCATCTATTGCTGGCCTTAGTATTTCATCATCTTCATATTTGTCAAAGAATAAATTTGTGTCATAATCTAAACAAACAGCGTTGTCTTTCCATTTAAATTTATTCAATTAGATCACATACTTATCAGGAATTTCCCAACCTAGATTAGAAGGAACAAACTCTTTTTTCATTTGCCATTTGTTGTTTTTATAAATGCCAAACTTTGAAAAGTATGCCTTCTCTGATGGAAATGTTTCCACTACTGTCCATCCATCCCAAGACAGTTGTCTGTTCTTGTTGACTATTGATTCCATAGTCTCTAAAGAATTAATTAACTTCATAGTGTTTCCGTTCTGTTTGTGTGCAAAGCACTGGCTTATGTATATTCTATTTAAAAATTATATACATTTGTATTGATGTTGTTTAGTTTTGAAAAATGAACAAGTTTAGACATTGGCTCTTTTGGTTTACATAAAAAAGCAAAATGATTTAACTCTGAAATATTTGTTTCAATCCACCAATGTGGGACAGGCTTATACTTAATACTTTTACCACGAGACTTTAAGCCTCTTTCTGATAAGTTAACAAACTCCATGGCCATCATATTAATGTTTTCTGGTCCTGCAGAATATAGATAAAATTCTTTATCTTCTTCTGTTAATTCAGATAAGGCAACAGCCATAGATCTAAGGAAGATCTGGTAGTCATCAAAACTACTGGTCCCCTGAACTCCTACTATCATTGCCAATCCCTTCTCTTAATTTATCCATTATGAATAACATCTTGTCTAATTGTACCTTATCCATGTGTATCGTGTCAACTTGTTCTGCTGCTTCCTTATCGATAAGTTCATCAACTAGTGGTGCTTTATAAAAAATATTGTCCTTGATCCAGTACGCATCATTATCAAAAATAATAACCTTTATGTTTGTTTTATCATAATGAAGGTTTGCCTGAGTTTTAACCTTTATTCTTCTTGCATTATTTTTTCTATTGCTATATCGGTGCTGCAACATTGACTGACTAATTATAGGCTGCCGATTATTCCTTATATTATTTCTCAGGATGTATATGTATAATAGCAAAATGATAGTTAGAGTTGTCCCAATAGCACCATAAAAATTATTCATAAATACTCCTAGACACCCAGTATATCAGTTTTTGTTAAAAAGAGCCTTCACTATTTCTTCAATGACTACTCTCTCATCTTTTGGTAAAGACTTTATGGCTAAAGCATCAAAGCCTTTTGGTCCTAACTTTACCAAAGGATCTTTCTCTGTTATATTCATGTCAAGGAAACCTTTTTCCCAAAGTTTTAAAGTTACCTCTGAAAAATATGCAGACAAGTCCTCGCTAAGCCTAGCATCAATATCTTTAAGCCTCTCTGTAGGCTTATACAATGGCTCTCCAGTCTCAGAGTCTTTACCTGCAAACTCTAGGCCACCATTTAAAACTAGGTTGTCAACAATATCAAAGTCATCACTCACTTGCCAGACTTCTTTCTGGCCTTTGCAAGTGCAGCGAAATCTTTGACCTTTGTCTCTCCCATATAGCCCCAGGCATGGCCATCATTGATCATCTTGTCATTGATTGAAACGGTATCCCCATCAAGGTATACCCAACCAAGGATGCGACCATACTTTTCTGATGAGTCCATCTTCTCTGTCTTGATCACTACAGACTTAGCACTGTCAATAGCAGCCTTTAAATAAGCCTTTGCTTCCAGTCCTAAAGCCTTTTCAGCCTTGTCTGTTGTACGAGACTCAGGTGTATCAATACCAGCCAGCCTGACTCTTGAACTAAAAGAGATGTCAAACCCTAAATCAATATCGACATCAATGGTATCTCCATCAACTACCTTTGTTACTTTCTTTACATAATATTCAAACATTATTTTCTCCCCCATTTAACTTTATTCCAACCACGCTCATGGAAGTAATAAAGGATTGTTTTTGTAACTACCTCGAAACTTGCGATTGCACCTGCTGTAACTGGCTCTTTGGTTATAAGCCAAGCAATAGCAAATGTATCTGCTGTTCCAATTATACGCCATGTAATAGCCTTTAGTGCTGATCTTTGTTTAGATACATTCATGCTGGCCACTCCATATTTTTAGGGCCTTTAGTTATTAAGTTCCAAACCTTAGATGCCCATTTCTTTGCGCTTTTGCGTAGCCGATATAGCATGAATGTCTGCCCCCAAATCTACTTGCTCAATCTTATACCCTACATCACGACCATACACAATGTTAGTAATGTTAGGCAATCTTAATACTAATGCACCATCCATAAATTCATCTTTGGCAATATATTCTTTTACCTGATCAAACTTAAGTGGATCCTTTTCACTTGTATTATAGGTATTACGGACTCCCAGAAGTACCTGCTCAGTTCTCTTGCCAGCCTCCTTGTAAAGGGCGTGGTGGCCTTCGTGCCAAGGCTGGTACCTACCTAGCATAAGTGTTGTGGGTGCAGACCAGTCATGTAGTCTGAACTGCTTAATAATTTCTGTTGCTTTTTCGTTTGCGTTCCACTCATGACTAATAAAAGCCATGTCAAAATTGCTGGGTACTTCAAACATTTTATTAGTATCTTCAAATCTGCTTTCTTCAATTGTTTCCATGTAGATTAAAATATCTGGCTTTCCAAATGCTTTACGAGTTAATTCTGTTGGGCATACAAAATCTACAATGACTGGAGCAACACCTTGTTTTGCAATTAGCCTTGCCATCTCTCCCATTCGTCGTGCTTGTTCAAGCCTGTCTTCAGGAGTAAATCCAAGATCAGAATTTACTGTTGCACGAACTTCATCTGCATTAAGATGTATAGCATTAATTCTTTCTTTTAAAGCCTTTGCAAGTTCTGTTTTACCAGAACCAGGTAGTCCAATAATCTGAATGATCATTAGTAATCCTTACCCTTTGACTTATTCTCAACAAGTTTTTCTCTTTCATCAAGGATGGTAAGAGCAAAAGACATCATTTTTTTATAACCTTCAGGATTATCCATAATCTTATTGTAGTGATGTCCACAAAACATTAAATCTCCAGAGATTCCAGTAACTTGAACTAACGCTTCAGCAGCACAAGAATCACACCTATCCAATGGAGATAGTGTCCACTGCTTTACTTCTACTGATTCATCAATCATTGTCTTCATAGTATACTGCCTATTTCTTTCTGTTATCAGTGGAATAAAATCCACTACCGTTGAAAACTGCTCCTATATTCGAGTATACACGAACCAGAGGCAGATTGCAAGTTTCACAACCATACCCTGGATCGTCTTCTTTTATACTACGAACCTTTGTGTAGTTCTTATTACAGGACTCACAAACATATTCGTAGGCTGGCACTATTTCTTTTTCTTTTCTTTTACTGTCCAGATTGGTGCCTTAAGCGAATCCCCACCCCACTCATAGCCTAATGCCTTTACGACAAACTTAATTATCTTAATACGCATTACTTTACCTTGTTTCCAAACTTAGCCCAAACTCTTTCGTGTAAGAAATATCCGAGTGCTTCCCAACCAATGTAAATAAGAGCACCAAGACTTGCATACTCCCACTCACCAGTAAATAAATAAATTACACCAGCAACACCAACAAGATGAAATGTTTCCCAACTTGCTGTTTTTAGTAGAGTTCTTTTTGTTGATTCCATTTACTTAGCCTTCTTTGCTACTGGTTTCTTAACTACTGGCTTTACTGCAGGCTTTGCTACAACTGGTGCTACCACCTTATTGAGAAGCGGAGCATTTTCTTCACCAGTATAAACTGGACGACCCCAACCGACAACTCCATTAAGCAACTTCTTCTTGTTGTTTTTTACATAACCACGAGTCTTCTCTACGCACATTCCGCCATTGCGCTGATCTCCCTTTGCAGTTCCTGAAGTGTTTCCCTCAATAACTTGGATTGTTCCATCTCCGTTGTTCTTGATACAGATTCCAACATGTGAAATACGATTTACACCATCTTCTGGAAAATCAAAATAAATCCAGTCTCCTGCTTGTGGATCATCATTACGAGCATCTGACCAACGCCCATTCTTCTTGAACCAATCTGACGCTGCTACTGTTGATGCAGACTTTGGATACTTCTTTGGATCTAATCCCGATGTAAATGCACACCAAGAAACAAATGACTGGCACCATGGCTGAAAATTCATCCCAGTCCACTTGCCATATTTTGTTTCATTATCTTTAGGGCCTTCAATTGTGCCCACTTCCTTTTTTGCAATCTCAATGATTGCTTCTAGACTACCTTTTGCTGCCATTTTATTCCTCCTTTAAGGACATATCTATTATACCAGTTTACCTACATATTGTAAAGTTGTATTCTTTTTCCCATTTAAGTATATCGTTTTCATCATTTAGGAGCGGTTGACCCTTTATGTTAAGACTAGTATTCAAGAGTATTGGAACTCCAGTTTGTAGATAAAATTTATTTATAACCCTGTACAATCCTGGATGTTGTTCTCTTGTAACTGTCTGAACTCTAGAAGTACCATCTTCATGAACCACAGAAGGTATCTTGTCTGGCTGTAAGCACTTGACTGTGTACTGCATATATGGGCTTTCAAAATCCATATCAAACCATCTATATGCGTGATCTGCTAAAACTACAGGAGCAAATGGCCTAAATAATTCTCTCTGTTTAATTCTATTTACTTTGTCTTTGATTAGTGGATCTCTTGGGTCTGCAAGAATTGATCTATTTCCTAATGCTCTTGGACCATATTCTGCTCTTCCTGATGCTACTGCTACTATACCGTCTTTTAATATCCCCTCAATAATTTTCTGAATAGGATATTTTCCACCCAGATCATAACCAAGGTATGGGTCTTTCCATTCAAGATGTTTTCCATAAAGTGCAGCAGCAGCACCCAAAGAACTGCCAGCATCTCCAGGGTTTGGCATAATCCAGATCATATCAAATATGTTCCAAAGCATAGTGTTTGCTGATGAGTTAAGTGCACAACCACCCATAAATACTAAATTCTTTTTTCCAGTAATAGAGTATGCCATGTGCATAAAATCATTTAGTCTTTGCTCATAGACAACCTGAACTGCTGCAGCAATATCAAACCTATCTTGCTCAGTGATCTTTACTCCCCAATCATTTATTCCCTGATGAAAATTATATTTTTGTTTTGTATATGAAGGAAAATACTCATCTACTTTTCTATAGTATTTTGTCCAGTCTCCGTATGCTGCCATTCCCATCATGATATATTCTTCTTGATTTGGCATTAGACCTATTAGTTTTGTGAAAGCAGAATAAAATAATCCAAAACTAACTGGATAGTTTTGCTTATACTTTAGCCTAATCTTATCTCCTTCACCAACCCATATTGTAGATGTGTTGTATTCTCCAATAGCATCAAGCACAACTATTACGGAATCACTAAAAGAACTAGTGTAGTATCCCGCTGCAGCGTGAGAATAGTGATGACTAAAATGTTTCCTTGGTATACCAGGAATATCAAACCTTGGTTTCCAGTCTCCAGATCCACCCCTTAGAGCCAGCCTAGAGGCCTTCAGAAGGGGCTTTTCATAGTAGGCAATATGATCTGGTGCCCCATACTGCAAAGCATCTTTTATTAAACTATCATTGATATACCAGTCATTTTTTTGTTTGCTATATCTTTCTGCATGCCCTGCAAAAAGAATTTCTCCATCTTTGATTAGAGATACTGATGCGTCATGAGATGTTTCGTTTACTCCAAGAATTATCATATATTATCCTTAATACAGGTATCTGTTTTTTTTATCATTTTTCTTTATTTCTCTTAGTATTAAGTATGTCTTAATTTTTTTAATTAAGGTCTGGATCAACAATTGTATACCCCCCTGAATGTTCTGTTTGTGTTGTGTGCATGTAGAGTAGGGTTGACCTATGTCCACTTTCTATTTCGGATATTCCATGACTCCATAATTCTCCGTCACTAACAAAAAATATCCCATCATATTTTTCTGGCTTATATGTAAAGTTAAGATTTGGGAAATATAATTCTCCTCCAGTAAAATTATCGTCAAGATATATTACCGTACTATATTCAATGAATTCTTCTGGTGGCTGATCGTCAGCGTGTGCGTTTGCTGAACTACCTTTTGTCCAAACTGAACCAAAAGATTTAAATGTTTTTATTTGCTTTGTTTCTTCTGGATTAAGTCTTTGGTGTGTCTCGTTAGATAGTAAAGAATATTTTTTTTGAATATCTAAAACTACCTTGTTGTATGGATAAGCAGTTCCTCCATACCTAGTCTTGTAATATTCTGGGTAAGGATTAACTTCTGATGGACTGTTAATCTCATTTATTAGTGTCTGTGCATCTTCAGCAGCAATAAAATTTTTAATTACTACAGGCAATGTTATCATCAATATACCTCATTCTGCACTACATGAAATCTTTGCTCAGAAATTTTATCTAGATTTGAAAAAAATGTATACTCTACATCGTTTGTATTATATGGGAAGTATTCTAAACTACGGAAATCATAGTCTACAAGATCCATAAGTTCTTTTACTCCAGGCATAGATTCATCTTTTGATTTAAAAGAATCTATAACTTTTGAATAGTTGTGATATAGAGAAAATGGAACAAAATCATTTTCTTCTATTCTAGGCTCTTGATCAATAACAAAATTAGTTGGAAGAGCAACTATAGAAATACCTTTGTGCGCTGCATACATGGAAACATATTCCTCAACTCCATAATATTTAAATATTGAAATATCAGGAAATAGTTCAAACAAACTAAATTTCATAAAGAAAAAATCTTTAACAAACCAGTTGTTTTTTGTTGCCATTGCAATGCTTGTTTTATTCCAGTCTGGATAAAACTTATAGTTATTTTTATTAAAAACAATGTCGTGATTGCCTGAAAGTATAATATCTGATTCGTCCTGGTATCTTAATAGTTCAGCATCCCAATCCTTTTCAAACATTTTGGCACCATCAACATACATAAAAAAATCAAAATCTTTTCTTTTTTTTAGAAGATAAAAGCATTTAAATCTAGATATTAATCTATCCCAGTAGATATGATTGTATTCTATTCCTAAAAACTTTTCTGGCCTTGATATATTTGTTTGGTCGTATACGACAACATGTATATCATTTTGACCACTTTGATTTTTTATGAGTTGCTCTACTGCTTGTGGTAGCAACTTGCTTTTGTACCCATAAAAATAAACTAATATTTTTTTCATTTTATAACAATGGAATCCAGTGCTGTTCAATTGTATGTTCTCCACCCATAAGCAAAGACTGCAGAGGTTGAATATCATACGCAACTGTTATTCTTGAACCTTCCCAGTCCCAGTCTCCCATTGCATGAGGGTGTCCCATTTCTGAAACAATCATTCTATTGTTTATGTTGTGATTTGCCACTTCTCTATTTGGATCTCCAAAGAGTCTATAGTATGTCGTTGATGGCTCAGCCTTTACACAGTAATACCCATGAAAATTAGGAGCGCCAGGTGCACCGTGATCGTGCCAGTTTAACTTTCCATTTCCTGTGGTATTAATATTAAACCAACCCTGAACATAATATTGCTGCTTTTCAAAGTCTACGCCATAATATTCACAGGCTTCTTTAACAGTTTTTGATAGTTCGGAGTATAGTTTATGAAGAGATGGATGATAAAGTTGAAATACATTATACTCTCTCCACTTTACAGTTGACAAACTTCCAGACTCTAGCCAATACCCTGGATCATTTTCCATTGTTTCAACGCCACGAAGTTTAGCGCTTTGAATTAGTTCGTATTTTTGTTCTAAAAATTTAGCCAACTGATCTAAATCGTTGTCTAAATATTTTTCAAAAAACTTATGTTCTCTGTTACTTAACATTATTCATCTCCCTTGTTGTTTGCTTGTTCTTTGTTATACTTTGCATATTCTTTTTTTCTCCATGCAAATTTTCTGTAGTGTGCCGTTATGTCAGACCTTCTGTTTTCTGATCTTAGTTGGTGTTTTTCTATAGCCTCAAAAGAATCATCAACTACTAAATTCCAAGGCTCTCTTTTAATTGGAATCATCTGAAACACTGGTGTTCCCATTGGAATGACTCCTTCAAAATCTCTTTTTATAAAAAATGGTATAAACGCAGGCAGTCCCCATATATCAGAATCAACAATGCCAGAAGGAATCCAGAACGGTAGGTCTGGTCTGTTTATTGGCATAGTCATCAATAGAGAATAGTCTTTTGGTGTTTCGTAATACCATTGCATCTTAACCCCAAAATGTATTGGGTGAACATCTTTTGGTATTGCCATATCAACATTAGGTCTTTTGTCCATCATCATAAAATTCTTTTTCCAGGACAGAGATGGCTTTCCATCTATATCAAGTTTTACTTCTAGGTCATCTTCCAGTAAATACATATACCCAAGAGACATTGCATCTTGAAATGGCAAGCATAGTTTTGTAGAAACATTTGACCCATCCCCGCCCCTATCGTTTACTGGACACAAAGACTTTAGGTCATTAGTTGTAAAATGTTTTGCCAAATCTCTATACCACTGTGGTATTTTTTTATAGGATGGCTCTGGAGACAATAGACCTGTGGTCGTATCGTGTGGAATGAAAGTTAATTCTAACTCATTGCTGTCCATAGTAATCCTTTATTTGTGATATCTCTTCGTCACTTAAGACAACAGACATATCGTACATTGCCGTGCTCTTACTAATAATAGCATACTTTTCTTTTAAGTAGTATTCCCCAGTATTCTTAATTTTAAAATCAACAAACTCTGAATAGGCATAGTCTGATAGATGTGGCAGGGGCTTTCCAATAATATTTTTTTCACCTATGTAGAATGGTGTAGGCTCATCCTCTACTCTGGCTATCTTAATGCTAACATTTTTATTTATAAACCAGGGTATATAAAACTTATAGGTTGGATCAAAACACTCTTTATTTTCTAGATTGTTTAAAGATGGATAGAACTGTCTTTGATGACACTTATCTAAAGCATACAGTGTGCCATCTTTTCTTTCTTCAACCCAAATCTCGGCGTGAGTTCTTTGCCTAAAAGTAACTATGTTATTTGTTATGTTTATAATTTCTGGCTTTGGATATAGATTAAGGACATAGTTATTTATTGGTTTAAGTATGCTTTTTATGTTTAAAATTTCTTTTGAGTTATACTTAGACCATTTGTCTGGTAGTCCAGACTCCATTAAAATTTGAGGCAATGATAAGTTTTCAGAGTTTATCCACCATTGGGATCCTGAAATGTTATTTTTTTTAGTTATCATTTTACCTTTATCTTAAATGTTTTGGTATAACAATTATACACTAAACTGCTGCCCCACCTGGCCTCGATCCAGGGACATCCGAATTAACAGTTCGGCACTCTACCAACTGAGTTATAGGGCAATGGGGTAGTTTAAAGTCATACCCAGGACTTTTAATTTACTTAGATGAATAAGGATAAGACACACCAGACAGAACAACCTTAACTAATGAGTTAATATATTCTGTAAATGCCTTACCAGTATTCTTACTAACATATGATGCTGAGGTAACTACAGTTGCTCCAGAACTTCCAGCAATATCTGTAACCGAACCGTTATACTTGGTAATTTTTACTTTTCCAAAAGCAACCATATCAAGCCCAGGACCTCTGTTAGTTGCCTTTTCAAACTGAGTTGGTGAACCCATGGCTCCTACGCCAATGACTCCAGGAACGCATGCTGGGAATCCAACAAGGTTAGAAAGTCCATCATTGCCTGTTGCTGCAAAGGATGGGATATTTTTTTCACTTAACTGTGAAACTGAACTAGCAACTGCTGTATTTGTGCAAGCGGGATGCAAAATCTTTGTACCTGTTTTTAGGTCCATAGATACTCCCGATTGACTAATAGATAGCGCATCAATACTATACTTTTCTGCATTCTTTGATACCCAATCAATTGCTGAGATAAGCGCTTCAGGAGTTCCACCTAAAGCATTTGATCCAGTAACACGATTCACATTGTTAAAGCGGACAAAAACAATCTTAAGGTTAGGATCTGTTGCAAGCGCTGCCTTTACCATAGAGTCTCCGTGATATGTAGGATCATTTATGCTCTTAGGCCATGTTGCAGATGCAGCGCCTTTGCCTTCCATAAAGTGTTGCATGTTTGGACATGATGCCTCATGATTTTGATTGAGGACAGACTTGGCAGTGAAACAAACTTCGTGAATAATTGCTGGGAAGTTATTAGAATTAATAGCCGAATCAATAATGGCAAGAACTTTTTGATCTTGTGCTTGCGCTGGACTTGTTACTGTTAGCATAAGTGTTGCTGCTAGAACTGATAGTAGTACTTTCTTCATTTTATTCCTTTTCATTTTTACGATATCATCAATCTGATGACATGACAACATGGGTCGCCACCTGCGTCCCATTCTTCAATTTCTTCTTCATCCATATATTCGTATCCGCCGTCGTGAGTATTGCAATAAGGAGGTGTAACCCAGCCTCTTTCTATACCGTTTTCAAGCCAGATACCAAACTCTTGCTCTTCAGGCGATAGGTCATCGTGTGAATGATTCATATAATAAGTATACCCTTAAAGACTAATGATGTCAACTGGACCCATGCAAGATGGGTTAAATTTTATGGCAGCATTTACTGCTTGCATAACTCTATTTCTAGCATTTTTTTGTTTATCTGTTGCATATAAAACCCCATAGGCGTACTCTGCTCCAGAACCCATAGCCAGATAAGGTAGTGTATACTTAGATAAAGACATATCTGCAGAACTATGCTCGTAAATATTTCCACGAACTGCAATGATTAGACCAAGATCTCCATCTTTTGATGTGTCAACCCAGAACTCATTATAGAATTCTTTTAGTTCTTTGATAAATCTGGTTTGCATAAACTTGTCTGTATCTTTAATGTTTGGATGTGTTGGTTTAAAGTTAAATCGGATTCTTTCTCCGTCCATTGATCCAGCATATCCAATAAGATAGGGACCTATCTTCCAAACTTTTGGAGCGTCAAGGGCTAGAATAGTTCCATCATCTGATGCGCCACGATCTCCAGCCATGTAGATTTTATCCTCATGTTTTACTACAGCAATACAAGTCATGGCAAAAGCCCTCTCCAGATAGATATAATCAAGTATACCACTACCCAGAGAGGGCTGTCAATTAGGGCCAATAATGACTAATTAGCCTTTTTGTCTACCGTCTTAAACGCATCATTGATTTCTGCCAATGTGAGTTTTCCATCGTCCAAAAAAGCCCTTGCCAGCCTTTCAATGACTGTTGCTACGCCTAATAGTCCTGCTAAGAATACTGCCTGCATTGTGTCAATTCCAACCACTGCTCCAGCACCAAGTACTGATAGACCAGATGCTGCAAAGACTGCTAGGATTCTCATTAAAATATTAGTGATTGCCTTTTGTGGGTGCTCCTTCTTGGGAGGCTCTACTACCTTTTTAGTTGCCATATTTAGTCCTCCTTTCTTAGCGGGATTGTGATTAGCCAGATGATTGTGGTTGCAAGTACTGCAATACCAACAATGTCTCTTGCTGATCCCGTCAAAGTTAGCCACGCTATGAAGAAGCCAAGGAGGGTAAAGGCTTGTGCGATTATCTCCACCCCTGCATCTTTTAGCCATGTGAAGAATCCCTTCACAACCTTTGTTATTATTTTCATATTACCTCCTCATCCCAATCATTACATTTGCAATCTGTGAAACAATGATTACTGGGATAATGACTTCTTGGGCCTTTTCTCTCTGATCGTCTGTCATATCCATACCCAACTCAGAGAAATTAGATAGGAGTTCTGTAACATCCACTTCAAATACTGCTCCAAGTGGGTCTGCCAAGAATGCTTCTGTTTGTACTTCTGTTACTGCATCTGCTAATGTAAAGGGCATTGGGGTTTCTCCTGCGTTCCCTGCTCTATCTGCGAACTCAACAAACGCTTCTGCAAGTGCTGGGTTAGATTTCATCTGCTCAGCAACCTGTGCAACTTCTGAAGGCTTAATACCAAGGTCTTCTGCAACCTCAGCCTTTGCTTCTTGAGTCAAGGCTCTCAGTGTCTGGCTAACTGCTGTGATTTGTTCAGGGGAAAGAGTGACTAACTTATTATCCTTACTTGTAAGGTTGGCAATAACATTAGATAGATCTTCTTCTGTTCCCGTTCCTTTTTCAGGAACGAGTGATGCTAATACCTTATCAGTAATTTCTACATCTGGTTCAGTCCAAGGATTATCTTCTGGCTCTGGACCTGGTCCAGGTTCTGGTGAAGGTTCTGGTGTAGGTTCTACAGTAGGTTCTACAACTGGCTCTTCAGTTGGTTCTGGATCTGGGGTAACCTCTGGGGTAGGTTCAGGTGTAGGCTCATCTGTAGGGTCTACTGTAGGCTCTGGAGATGGCTCTGGTGTAGGTTCTTCAGTTGGCTCATCTGTTGGGTCTGGGGATGGCTCTGGTGTGGGTTCTTCAGTTGGCTCTTCAGTTGGTTCTGGAGAAGGTTCTGGGGTGGGTTCTGGGGTAGGCTGATTGGCTGCAGCATTGGCTGCTGCTTGAGCAATGGCAGACTGAATTTCTCTTTGTAGTTGCTCATCATAGTAACGCCATGCGTTATCAATAGCATTATTTAAATCAGTTATTGATTGATTATATATTTGTATTTTGCTATTTTTCAATTCTAAAGCATCTTCTGTATCTGCAATGGCATCAAGATGTTCCTGTGTTTTGGTTTGCAAAACCTGATTCATTGATGACAGTGTTGTATTCTCAGAGTTGTATACGCTTAGTTTGTCATTGTATACTGCCAATTTATTGTTATAGTTTGTTTGTGCTATAGCCTGTGCTGCAACAGCATCATTGTAAGCATTGATCTGTTCCTGTGTTGGTCCTGAGCCAGAAGAAAATGTATTAAGATTACAACTAAAGTTTTGTCCCCATACTCTTGGATTTCCCGCATAGTCACAACCTGCTCCAGTCCATCCTCCAGGAATTGCCCATCCAAGATGATAAGATCCTGGCCCACCACCGTTGTACCACCAAATCTCTACACTCAATGTTTTGTCTTCGCTAACATCATATACTGGTGAATAATCGCTCCAGGTAGTTCCTTGCTCTATCCATTGATCTATTGCAAGATTTCCGTCTACATACATTCTAAATCCATCATCTGTATATCCTGCAAAATATGTTGATGTGAACCAAGACGGTACTGTTATTTGACCAGTGAACTTAACTATAAAGTTTTCGTATCTATTACCGCAAACTGGAAGTTGCATGCTACTTGAGTTCCAGGTACCAGAACAAAGCACAGATCCTGGGGTAGCAACATTACCCTGTCTAACAAGAGTATAAACAGTGTATGCCAAACCTGTTTCTCCAGCAGCCTGCATACTTGATTGAGTAGTTTGAACATTAATATTGGCTATGCTGAGTGCATCTTGAGCATCATTCTTTTCTTCAAGGGCGTTGTCTTTATGTTCAAGGGCCAAGGCTACCGTGGCTGTTTGCCCATCCACATTTGACTGGGCAAGGTTCTTTGCTTCTAAGGCTGTGGCTTCTGCTTCTACTGCATCTTCGTGGGCATCATGGGCATCATCTTTAAGTTCCTTCGCATTTGTGGCTGAGGCAAACTTATTTTCTGCTATCTCTATAAGATCTATAAAATCATCTTGATAGCCAAGGTCATCTACGCTATCGTTAAGTTCCTGTATTTCTTGGTATGCTACTGTGAGTGGATCATCAGAGTGGGCTTCCTGGGGGGCTATAAGTAGCCAGCCAAAGGCTAAAACTGTGGCTGTTACTATTCTTAGTAGTCGTTTAATTCCCTTTCCCCCTTACAGACGACATGTCTGATAGGATGATTATACCATTTTATTGCACAAAAAAATAGTGCCAGTATTTATTTAAAGAGCCTGCTCCCAATAGTAATTGTCTATACTGCTTTTTTCTAGGATATATTCTATCTCTGAGTTTTTTAATGTTTTTAGTACTTGATCTGTTTCCTTTAGGCTGTTATAGATTCCTGGCCTACTAAGTTGTTTTAGGCTAACATTAAACCTGGTATTTACAATATCCAATATTTGAATATAACTACTATAAATATTTTCTGTAGTTCCTAAAAACAAAAGAGAGTCTATTTTTTCTTTAGCATTCTTAATCGTTACGGGGATTTGTGTTTCTTTATCTGCATCCTCTCCTGTTTTGGGATCATACAGATATGGATACCTTGTATTTATTAGGTTATGTATTTGTCCATTATTGGTGTAATCTACTGACCTTTCATCATAAAGCCATTCTATAAAAAGGCTCGGCAGATCATTTTTAAATTTGCTTGATCTAAATATATCAAGAACCAGTGCTTTGCTTTTTGACTCTTTGCTTTCATAATTTAATTTGGAAAACATACTAACTACCTGATTTACTGGATTTCTTAATATAGTGATTGTGTCAATATCTGAATTAAGTATTGAAGGAGCAACTCCATAGTGACCCATAATTAATTCACTTTGAGAGATAGTGGTCTTGTTAAATTCTTTGTTTTTAGCAATAGATTCTTGCGGACTAAGAATATTTAAATCACACTTATTTAGCCCAGAATTTTGTAACATTCTAGCAATGGTAGTGCCACCAGTTCTTGGTATATGATTAAAATAAATTGATTTCATAGTAAACCCTGGTGGGCTTTCGCCCACCAGGACTCAAACTACTTGACTAAAGTAACCTTAGCCTTTGGATTTTTTGCATTCCACTTCTTAGCAAGTGAATTAAATGATGCCTTAAGTGCCTTAAGTGCTGCAGCATTGTCTGCATTTAACTTAGCAATCTGTGCATCCTTATCAAGGATAACCTTGTCAGAAGCAGCCTTTGCATCAGCAAGAGCCTTATCTGAAGCAACCTTTGCATCGGCAAGTGCCTTAGCAGAAGCAGCCTTTTCAGCAGCAATTAGAGCGACATGTTCTGCAGTTGCTCTGACTAGTGCAGCATCTGAAGCAGCCTTTGCAGCAAGTGCTGCATCCTTTGCTGCAACCTGTGCAGAAAGTTCTGATGCTAGATCACGAACCGTAATCTCTGCGAATGGTGCAAGTGTTGGAGCAGTCAAACCTGTTACAGCAGCAGCCACAGCATCTGAAGATGTTGTTGGAGCAAATGTAATAAGTGAGCGTGTACCAGTTGTTGGAAGTGTTGCCTTAAATGTAGCAACTCCAAAATCTGATAGTGTAGCGCCAGTGGTTGCTGTTGCTGTATCTAGTACTGCTGTTGCAGCAAATACTGTTGCAGTAATTGACTTGCCAGATACCTTGTTACCAAATGCATCTGTTGCAGTTACTGTAATGTCCTGCTTTGTTCCAGCAGCACCAGTTGCAGGTGCTGAAAGTGTAAGGTTATTAATCTTACCAGCAGTACCCTGAACATAGTATGTGAAAGTTGTTCCTTGATTAGTAACAGTTACTGTACCAATCGCTGTAGTCTTTGTATAGACCCAGAATGTTGCAGTTGTTCCTGTACCAGTTGCAATTGTCAAGGTTGAAGAACCTGAAGATGCTCCTACTGGTGCAGCAGATGTGTGTAGTGCAGACACGATTGTTGCGTTTGTTGCTACTACAGAAACAGTTGTTCCTGTGTCAACTGTTGCGACGAACTTAAGTGCGTCAGCAGCGTCAACTGAGTTGTCTGCAGGGACTGGCAATGAAGCAGGCGTTGAGATTGATGAAGCGGTTGTGTTAGCCGTTCCAGCAAGATCTACAGCGACTGTCATTACAGCAGCACTTGCAGGTGTTGCTACCATTGTGCCCAAAGTCATGGCTGCAACCATGGCTAGTGCGATTTTCTTAAATGAGTTCATTTAATTTATTCCTTTTCTTTTTATAGTGTTTTTAGTCTGTCCAAATAGTCTTTTATCTCTTCTATTTGGCTAGGTTTATATTGTATCACATTGCGACTTTCCAGGTCAAATTGCTCTTCTGGAGTCTTTGGTCTGTCTCTAAAGGTGTGAACCTCTACTTCAGTGTCCATATTTTTTGGAGTATGTGATATTGCTCCAAAAATTGCACCACATACGGCATCAGCCAAGTCTTTTGACTTTTTGCGTGGGTGGTCAACTCTATCATTTTTCATAATCTTTAACTGTGTTAGTTCATCAAACAATAAATCAATTGCTGGCATAGCAAGTCTTTCCTCATACACAAGCATTGCCATATCTTCATAGTGCTTTTTAGCAACAGAAACAGTATCAGTATTCATTCCAACCTGCTTTAGTTCATTTTGAATATCAAATGACTGCCAACGATCAAAGGAAACCATACCAATATCAAAACCAAGTCTTCTGAGGTTTTGGATCCACTGCTTAACTTCAGATAGATTTACAGGACCTTCGATCTTTGGTTCCCACCATGCTACTGCATCTACTACTACAATTGGTGCTACTTGTTCGTAATTATTAATTACCTGGATGCTTACCCATTTTTCTACATGTGCAATAGCAACTGCACACTTATCGTGCTTCTGGGCAAGGTCAGCGTGTACATAATACTTCTTGGTTGGATCTGGTTTAAATGATTCGTCAAACCTTCTAAAGTTATCTACAGGGTTTCTAAGTGTCATACAGGCTCTGACCTTTTCGTGCTGCTTAAAGAATGCATCAGAAGCAAATGTTGGTACGCATGTAAAGCGCATCATTGCATCTCCAAGGTCAGTCATAAAAGCAATCTTAAAGTCATCAATCTGTCTTGTTGGATTTACTTCCCATGTGGGTCTTTTTAATGCAAATACTCCTGGATATTTGTATGAAATAATATGATCTTCATCCCACGAAATTTCAAACTTATTGTTTGGGTCTGTATCTGGTAGCAATGGATTAATAATAAACTCGTGGGTTCTTTCAACTACTTCTTTTTCTGCCACAACCGCATCATACTTTTCTGAGATGTAGTCTCCTGGGTATCTTGGGAATGAAAGTAAAACAACTTTTCCAAGGTCTGGGAAACGAGAGTCTACTGATCCACGGAAAGCCTTATAGATATTCTCAGCAGTCTTTCCTTGTTCATTACCAGTTCCAACTTCAGATGCAAATCCAGAGATCTCATCAAGCACTGCAAGAAGAAGGTTTAATCCCTCATGTGATTCTCTTTCTGAGTGGCCAGAGTAGACTGTTATAGACTTGTCAAACTCAACTGAGTCTGCTTTTGCATAATACTTTCCAGCAAACCACGGTGATCTTTCAATCTTTGATTTAAAACCTTTAAAGAAAACATTCTTAGCCTGCTGTGCGTTGATAGCCACATTAATTAGGTCAATGGCATCTCCAGATGGCTTACCAAAATACTTGGCTGGGTCTTTTAAGCATAAAAGTTTATATACGATATATGCACATGCTACTGTAGATACGAAGTCTTTTCCAGATCCCTTGCCAAGTTGCAGGATGATTTCGTTCTTAGTATATTTTTCAAAGTATCTTGTGCCTTCTTCTTCTCCCATAAGGTCTACAAGATCTTCTTTACGATATATCTGACTCATTGCTTCTACAATGTCATATTGAATATCAGATAGCCCAGGCTGACCTAGGTATGCTTCTCCTTCAACAAATGTCTTTGCATCGACTGGATTTTCTTGAAAACTGTTATCCTTAAGAACTTCAAAAAAATCATTGAATGTCGTGGACAACTGTAATCACCTCATTGTCTTTTGCAAATGAAGAAAGTCTACGCATAATCTCATCACGAACCTGGGGATATTCAGATGCAATGTCTTTTAAGATAAGAACAAGTATGTCTTGACGCTTTTCAATTTCCATCATCTCTTCAGCAAGTTCTTTATTTTCAAGAAGACCAGCCTTTTGAAGCATATCAATACGCTTTGATTCAATGTCCATAACAAGTTTGATGGCAGCAGTCTTTGCACTAAGGTTATTAGTCATAGATGCTTCATCAATAACTTCGTATGTGCGAGATACCAACTTGCTGTAGTGTGTATCTGCTGCTGCAAGTGCTTCTTTAGCACGAGCACGGATAGCATCATTAGCAGATGCCATAACTTTCCACTCATTGATAAGGGTTACAACTCTTTGCCTTGGGATGGAAAGTTGTTTTGAAATTACTGTGGGGTCATTACCCTTTAGGTATTCTTCTACAACTTGATTTACTTGGTCTAAATGTTTAACCAGATCATCTTCAGTTGACATGCTTGCCTTCTAATCTGTTTATCTCATCTTTAATATAGAAAATTGCCTTCTCTAAATCCTGTATAGTCTTTGCTTCATCCTTAAGTCCTGCTCTCCAAAGATACTTGAATGCATTTCCAATATTAAAGTTACGATGACGAGTTATCTGAATACACTCAATGCCAGATGGATCTGATGTGTAGTGTAATGGATTGTTTACTTGGTCAACGGTTATGTTTAGATTATCACTCATAAGATTCCTCCTCGTCAGACTCCCAATCAAATGTTTCTGGAATACCCTTTAGCACAGCAAACGCAAAAGCAAAACCAACGCTACCTGCAACAGCAAGTGCTACCAATGCTTTTTCAACTTTATTCATCGTTTTGATTTCCTTAATCCAAACTTAGCAAGGTAAACATAGATCGTCTCTAGTGAGCATCCACATTCCTTTGCAATATCTTCTGGTGTTTTTTTATCCATAAGGTATCTCTTACGCATAAAGGTTTCACTTGTATATAGTTTAGCAGCCATGATACTAGTTGTCAACTCCAATTGCTTTTCCCCAATTCTTTAGTGCCCAGTGACCGATACCACAAGCGTCTGCGACATCGTTATCTGTAATTGTCCTATCATAAATTGTATTAATAAACTTTATAGTTCTTTCTTTTCTAAGCATACGCTCATGCGCCTTATAGTAGGACTCAGACTTTCCAGGTATTTGTGAACGAATAAACAACTGTTCATCCTTAGATATTTTTTTATTACCTATAAAATTTTGCCAAGTAATAGGAGAAACTTTTCCTATAACCTTTGTCCCAGTCTGTCCTGCTGATCCAAGTATTGCTCCCTGAACCAAAGCAAGATCTGCTGCAGTTTTTGGGCTATTCATAAAAACAGTATGCTCAATTACAATTGCTTCAAACCCACCGTAAATATCAAAGAATGCTTTTACTTTTTTACCAGCATCCATAACCTTTTCGTATACATTATTTCCTTCAAAATATATTTTTCCTACAGACTCAAGATCATCGCCAGAGAATAATGCAAAGGCAAGACTGTTTGTACTAGCGTCAATGGCGCAAATCTTGTGCGGTTTTATCTCTAGGCCCCATCTATTTTTTACCATTACCCCTACCCTTTATCTCTTTAATTGCTTTACTAACTGCGTCTGGATTTACTGCACAAGAAGAACATATTGGATCGTCGTTGTATATAGAAAGAGGTAAAGAGCAAGACTTGCAAAGCCTTGTCTTTCCTTTTCTTTTTTGCCTTTTTGATTGCAGATATCTTGCTGCAATCTTTTCTTTTGTTGCAATATCTCTACAGTTTTGCGAGCAATATATTTGATATGATACTGCAGGCATAAAACTATTATCGCAACATTTACAATTGTTCACCGAGAATCTCCAAGGGCGCTATTTTTATTACGCCTGGACCTGCAGACTCACATGCTTTTTTAATTGGGCATGACTTGCATATCTTGGAATTTGATCTATAGTTTTTGTTTGGCAGGGTTCTGTCTTCCCATGTCTTTCTAACTAGTCTCATCCAATCAAATGCCTGGTCTACCCACCGACGGTAATGATCGTTTACATCTACAGGTATCAAAAGAAGTTCATGATTATTTTTATTTTCATAAATCATGACACCTGTTGGTTTCTTTAAGATCTTCATATAGATAAGTAGTTGCATCAAGTGACCAGTCTTGGCTTTTCCAGATGCCTTTCTATATTCAAACCCTTCGTTCATCATTGTTTTAATTTCACCAATGAGTTCTTCTTCTTGCCAATTAAACATGACATCCCCATACCCAAAGATAGGAGGATCTTCATTTATAATCTTAAACTCTGTTGTTGCTTCATTATTTTCATCACGGAAAACCTTAACAATACCAGCATTTAGCATTGCGTTTTGAATTCTTGCATGTGATAAAGTACCAGCAGTCATATTTGCTGATGCGTATGCGTCTGCATTATCTTCAAAAACCTGACCATCAAATGCAAGGTACCAATATCTTGCACACTCTCCGTGACCATAAGCAATGGTGGATGGAGCAAAAGTCTTCTTGGTTGTATGCTTATCTACACGAGTAATCGTGTATCCTTCTTTAATCTTTGCTTCAAGTCCAGCGATATCCATACGATGAACTGGTTTTTCTTCTGGCTTAATCATAACAGTGTGCAGTAAATTTTTCGTCATTAATTTTCTCGTTTCTATTAGTATAAGTATAGCAGACTATCGAGTTATATATTTTAATGCAGACACTAGATTGTTAATGGATTCTGCTGCCGTATAATAAAGATTCTTTTTACCACGATCTGACTTATCCACATTGGCCATCCATGTCGCCTTAAAAGCCATCTTAGCAGCGATTGCCTGTAGCCGTACAATCTCTACTGTAGCCACATTAAGCGGTATATCAGGCTTAATGATTATCTTAGCAATGAATGTGAGTGCTGTGGTCAACTCCTCATCTTCCATATAGTCTGCAATCTCTGACAAACCATTTACCATGTCTATTGTTGTAACTTCATTTTGCATTTAGTTTCCTTTTTTAAGAACTTTAAAGTTTAATAGCGCATCTTCTTTTTCAAAAAAATCTTTATTGTATTGTGCAAATAATGGATCTGCCTGCCAAGTCGCCAATCTCTGTTTTCTTTTTTCTGGATCACGAGCAGCAATGTTTAACTTTTCAAAATCTTCTTTTGTTGA